ACACCTAATTCTTCTTATTTTGAAATTTTAAAACCTCTTTTATTTAAACTTAATATAGTCTCAATTATTAGAATAAAATCTAATTTATTAACAAAAACAGATAAAGTAATTGAATATGAAAAACATATTGATCAAGAAAAAAATGTTAATTACAAAGTAGCTATTTATTATATTAATACTTGTAATGGCTATACTAAAATTAAAAATAAAAAAATACATAGTAAAAAAAATAGAATATTGCTTTTTGATGGTAAAGAAGAACATTTAGGAAGCAGTTGTAGTGATCAAAATAGAAGAGTGATAATTAATATAAACTATATATGAGTTTTGAAGATACAAAATACACAGTAATTAGAAATATAATCTCAAAGGAAGTATGTGAATTTATATCAGATTATTTAAGAATGAAAAGAAATGCTGCTCGAACTCTGTACAATAGAAACTGGTTTCCCAATGGACCTGTTGAAGAGTGGGGATTATTTGGAGATGGTCAAGTTGAAAAAGCTTGGTGTACATATGGTGAAGTTGCTACAGAAGTATTGTTAAATAGGTGTATTCCTATTATGGAAAAAGAATTAAAAATTAAATTAATTCCTAATTATTCTTATACAAGAATTTACATGAAAGGAGCGGAGCTAATACCTCACACTGATCGTAAGGCATGCGAGTTTTCTACGACAGTAAATTTAGGAGGAGATCTTTGGCCAATATATTTGTTTCCTGATATTAAAATAGAATTAAATCCAGGTGATATGTTAATTTATAAAGGAACCGAAATAGCACATTGGAGAAAACCTTTTGAAGGCAGAGAGTGTATTCAAACTTTTTTACATTATAATAAATACAATTCAGGAGACACTGGAATGTGTGATAATAGACCTCACCTAGGTCTTCCTGCTTATACTAAAAATAAATACTTAAAATGAAATACACCTCTTGGATACACGAAAAGTTTTTTACGCTTAAAGAAATTAAAAATTTAAATTCTTCTTTTAAAAAAAATATAAATACTTCTGTTATCGATACTCATCAAGATAATTCTAAAAAAATAAGTGAGGTAACACACGTTCAATGGATTAATATTAAAAAAGAATTATATAAATTTAATCATTATATTGATCATATCAACCAACAATATTTTGGTTTTGATTTACACCCTATGAATGATGATGATTTCATCTCAAGTAATAAATATGAAGGATCCAAAAAAGGTATTTATGATTATCACACCGATGGTTTTATTAGTGATAAAAGTAGCTCAGTTAAATTAACTTGTTTAATTAATACTTCTGAAAAAACTTTTGCGGGAGGAGATTTTTATATCTTTTTAGATGGACCTACTTTGATAAAAAATTTTAGCACACCAGGTTCAGTTTTAATTTTTCCTTGCCTGTTTCCACATAAAGTTTCTGAAATTACTAAAGGAACTAGAACGAGTATTTCTTTATGGCGTAGAGGACCACACTTTCGATGAATATAAAAACTTTAGATACAGATTATTTATACTGGTACCGAGAAAATTTTTTTAGTTCTAAAGAAAGAAAAAAAATTGTTTCTTCTATAAATAAAAATTACATCCAGGTAGAACCTCATAACAGTGGTGCTGCAACTCTTGAGGGAGTATCTAAAAAGAAAAGTAAAACTTTGATGATACCTTGGGGGAAGCTGAAAGGTGTAACTAGAGACTTAGAAAGTATTATTAATTTAGATAACGAACTACATTTTGGTTATAACATTTTTCCTATGAATGATCATAGCTATGTTCTGTTAAACATATATTCTAGTGAAGAGAAAGGAGAGTACGATTGGCATACGGATACTTCGAAATCACCTTTTAATGAAACTAAACTGACGGCTCTAGTTAATTTATCTGAGAGTTATGAGGGAGGAGATTTTTTAATCTTTGACGGAGGGGCAATAAAGATAGATGTTTTTAAACCTGGAACTTTGTTGATAATTAAATCTCATCTTAACCATAAGGTTGAACCTGTAACTAAGGGCACTAGAAAAACCTTAACTATATTTAGACATGGGCCACGGTTACGATGAACATAAAAATTTTAGATAATGTTATTGACAAAAAAACTCAAGAAAATATTTACAATGAGATTACAGGTTTTAAATATTATTACGGAGAATATGATAAACCTAATACTCCACCTACTGGTTTAGTAGCAGAACTGCCTAATAATTCTTTGACGTTTAATATTTTAACCTTTCATCTTAAAAATTATTTAGAGGGACATAATTTATATAGGTCTTACGTAAATTTATTTAAGCCTAACGAAAACCCTTACTTCCATATTGATAGAGAGGAAGGTAAAACAGTTTTATATTATCCAAACATAGATACTTATGATTTGGACGAGGGAGGAGAAACTCAATTTTATGAAGAAGAGATAAAAGGAATAAGACCTGTGGCTGGTAGAATTGTTATATTTGACTCTAATATTTTACACAAAGCAACCTCTTTTAGAAATAAAATTAGATACACAGTAGCATTAAAATATGATTAGAATTGATAAATATTTTCCAACTTTAATTGGTGTTTCCAAATTAGATATGCCAAAAGATTTAAAAGATAAAGCTGTTAAAAAATGTATAACTTTAAAAAACACTATTAATTCTGGTGGTCAAAACTGGTTATCTAAAAATACTTACAATACCTTAGGAACTTTTAATTTTTTAAAAGATAAAGATTTTGATTTTATTAGTAATTTTATAAAAAAAGAAGTGATTGATTATTGTAATAAATTAAAAATAGATTCTAGTAAAATTAATATGAAACCAGATACGGCCTGGTTTAATATATATAAAAAAGGTGATTACCAAGAATATCACGTTCACAACGATAGCGCTTTAAGTGTTGTGTATTTTTTAGAGGGTCCGCCAAACTCTAGTAGAATATTTTTTAAAACTCCTATTAATCCTCTTTCTAAAATTCCTTACATAGACTACTATGATGATACGTTTAAAATTTTACACTATGATATGCAACCTGGCCTTTTATTAATTTTTGATTCATCTCTGGAACACGCTGTAGAACAACACATGCAAGATAAACCTAGAATAAGTTTAGCAACTAATTTTAATATTAAAAATGAAAACATTTGAAATTAAAAGAAGTAATAACTTTTTATCTAAAGAAAACATTAAATTTATTAATGAGGTTGTTTTAAATAATAACTTTCCTTTTTATTTTAGCAATACATTTACAGGCGGTAACAATTCAAATTATACTTTTTTAGTTCACGTTGTTCAAAAAAGACTTGAAACTGTTTCTTTAAATGAAGCTATAAATTCACCAGATTTTTATCTTCCTACTTTAGATATACTAGATAATTTTTTAAAATCAGTTAATGAAAAATATAAATTTTTTTTAAGAATAGCTTACAATCTTACTTTTAATAATGGTGATGGCAAGAGTCAAATTCACAAAGATCATAACTATCCACATAAACAAATTATAATATATTTAAATGACACAGACCCAGAATCAAAAACTTGTATGGTTGATGAAAATAATAAAATAGTGAAAGAAATAATACCAAAAAAATTTGAAGGAGTTTGTTTTGGTGATGTTAAACATTTTCAATATTTTCCAAAAAAAGGATTTAGAACTGTTTTAGTTGCTACTTATATTTAATGAAAATTATAGATAATTTTTTAGATCAAAAAGATTTCAAGCATATTAAAAATGTAATGATGGGTCGACATTTTCCCTGGTATTATGGATATTGTGCTAATAACGGTAAAGATAATTTATCTCACCTTACTTATACATTTTACACCACAGAATATACTAATCCTGTTAATGGAGAAATAACTCTAGTTAAACCTATTTTAGACAAATTAAATTACACAGCTTTAATAAGAGTTAAAGCTAATTTAACTTACCCCAGTATTAATAAAAAAGATTTTTATCATGTTGACAATCATTTTAAAAACACTACCACAGCAGTTTATTATCTTGATAACAATGGTGGAACTAAATTTAAAATAAAGTCAAAAATTAAACACATAAAAAGTAAAGCAAATAGAATAGTTATATTTCCCACTCACATTGCACACTCTGTAGTAAGACACTCTGATAATGATCTAGGAAGATTTGTACTTAATTTTAATTATTATACTGATGACGATCGTTAAAAAATTTGCAGAGCATCTTACTGCCATAGAATACCCCAAAGGAAAAACTTCATGGAACATCGCTGGAATATTAAAAAATCAAAACGCTTTCTATCGTTTTGATGTTAGAGACATGTTTAAATTATCCAGTGGAGAAATGGCACAAAAGGGTAAAACAAATACTAAAGCCGATAAAATGGTATTAGATATAGAAAATAAATGGGTTATTTTAGATATAGAGGAGCTACTTGAATACATTAAAAAACATAAAGTGAAAAAAATCTATGTAAATGATTTGATCCAGCAGCTAGAATGGACTATATTTTTGGCCAAAAATTAGTATAATGGTATATTATGGCATTACAAAAAGTACAGTTCTTACCAGGTTTCAACAAACAAATCACAGATACTCAAGCAGAAGGACAATGGGTAGGTGGTGATAACGTTAGATTTAGATATGGCACACCTGAAAAAATAGGTGGCTGGCAACAATTAGGTAACAACAAATTAACAGGCGCAGCTAGAGCCATGCACCATATCGTAAATAGAAGCGGTCAAAAATATTCTATTATAGGAACAAACAGAATTTTATATGCTTATTCAGGGGGTGTGTTCTATGACATACATCCTATTAGATCTACAACCACACTCACTAGTGCTTTTACTACAACTAATGGATCAGCTGTAGTCACAATTACTTTTTCTTCAGGACACAGTCTTGTGCCTGGAGATATTATTTTATTAGATAATTTTTCAACTATTACAGGATCAAACTTTTCAGCTTCTGATTTTGATGATAAAAAATTTATGGTGACATCTACACCAACCAACGTAACAGTAACAATCACAATGCCATCAAATGAAACTGGAGCAGGTGCCACAACATCAGGTGGTATTAGAGTTCAATCTTACTACTCAGTTGGGCCAGCAGAACAGTTACCAGGTTTTGGTTGGGGTCTAGCTTCTTATGGGGGCACAGTGGCAAATGCGCTTACAACAACTTTAAACGGAGCAATCGATGCCTCTACGACAACCATCGTTTTAACAAGCGTTGTTAACTTTCCAACAACAGGAACAAATCACATACAGATAGGATCAGAAGAAATATCTTACACTGGAATCTCAGGCAATACATTGACAGGCGTGACGCGAGGAGCGAGGGGCACAACAGCAGCTTCTCATTCTGATGGCGCAACAATAACAAATACGTCTGACTTTGTGGCATGGGGCGAAGCAGCATCGGGAGATTTAGTAATTGATCCAGGTCTTTGGTCTATAGATAACTTTGGTGGTAAAATTATTGCATTGATACACAACGCACAAGTTTTTGAGTGGGATTCAAACGCCGCTAACGCGACAACAACAAGAGCAACAATTATATCTGGTGCACCAACTGCATCAAGAGACATGATTGTATCTACACCTGATAGACACTTAGTATTTTTTGGAACAGAAACCACAATAGGAACACCAAGCACACAAGATGAAATGTTTATAAGATTTTCTAATCAAGAAGATATTAATACTTATACACCTACAGCAACCAACACTGCTGGTACACAAAGACTAGCCGACGGATCTAGAATTATGGGAGCTGTTAGAGGTCGTGATGCAATCTATGTTTGGACTGACACTGCCTTATTTACACAAAGATTTATTGGTCCGCCATTTACATTTGGTTTTGCACAAGTAGGTACAAACTGTGGACTAATAGGTCAGAACGCTGCGGTAGAAGTAGACGGCGCTGCGTATTGGTTTTCAGAGAATGGTTTCTTTAAATATGCTGGTGCCCTACAATCATTACCATGTTTAGTAGAGGACTTCGTGTTTAACGATTTAAATACCACAGCCAATCAACTTATCAATGCAGGATTAAATAACCTGTTTGGTGAAATTAATTGGTTCTATTGTTCTTCTGGTGCAACAGTAATTGATAGGTGTGTAACTTACAATTATGTTGAGTCTACACCTCAAAGACCTGTATGGACTACCAGCACATTAGATAGAACAACATGGCAAGACTCTGCTGTATTTGGTAAACCACATGGCACAGATTATGATGCTGGCTCTAATAACTCTTATGATGTGGTTGGCAACACAGACGGTTGCACAATCTATTATGAACATGAAACTGGCACAGATCAGGTAACAACCACAGCCACAACAGCGATAACTTCTAATATTGAGTCTGGAGACTTTGATGTAAGTCAAGGTGGTGATGGTGAGTTCTTTGCTAAGATAAGAAGATTTATTCCAGACTTTGTATCTCAAACTGGTAACACACAGATTACATTACAATTAAGAAACTACTCTAATGATTCACAAGCAAGTTCTGCTCTTGGACCTTTTACAGTTAGTTCATCTACAACAAAGGTAGACACTAGAGCTAGAGCAAGAGCTGTGTCTTTAAAAGTTGCGAACACGGCTGCATCACAGAGTTGGAAACTCGGTGGATTTAGGTTAGATATACAACCAGACGGAAGAAGATAATGGCAAAGATAGTACAAATATTAACACGACCTGCTAGAGAATATAGTCAAGATGTTGCTGATGCACAGGTTAGAGATCTTGATAGTGTAATACAAAAATTAAATACAACGTATCAACAAGAACTAAAGGATGAAGTAGACGCACAAAACTTCTTTTTAAATTAATGTCAAATAGTTTCGTAAATGCAAAATTAGATTTAACATCAACTGACAACACAACGTTGTACACAACTCCAAGTGCTAATGTTGCTT